CAGTGTCTACATGGGTGAATTAACTAAAGCCATACCTATGATAAAGAAAAGTCATGCTTGTAGTTCAGTTACAATTATTCAACTACAAGATATATATGGTTGGGCAGAAATGTTATCTGAAAAAAAAGAGCATAAAGTAGGTGCTAACTCAGTTATGAGAACGTGCAAAAAGTATATTAAATTAATTAAGGGAGAATAAAATGAGTAAAGATAATACAAATTCTGGAATATTATATAAAAATTCAGATGATTGGAAAATCATTCAACAAGGTAAACTTAATATTGAGGGTGAGGAGCAACGTATCATTGGCGTTAGTCGTAAAAACAAAGATGGTCAGCCTATGGTAGAATTATATAGAGCTATTGGCACTCTCAAGAAAAATGAGGATAAACAGTCTGATAAATCGCCAAATGCAAAGGGTGTAGTTAATAAGATCAAAGACAGTGGTGCTATGACTATCTCCGCTTGGAAAGAAATATCAGAGGCTGGAAACCCATACACTAGTTTGAAAGTTAGAGAGTTTTCATCAGATAGCTCCTACACTGATCCAAACAGTGAAAGAAATACAGTTTATAACAACAATGGAGATGAAGATGAAATTGGTTGGTAGTTTACTAATAATTTTAGTTGCATCTGCTTGTAGCTCTAAACCTAATACAGATATAATCGTAGAAAAGAAAGAGCACCTTATGCATAGGCAAGAAGTTATAAATGCAATAGAAGATTGTAAATCTGCAAACTTACGACCAATATTATTTTTTAGTAAAAGATATATAAATGACAAACCTATACCTATGGTTGCAGATATAACTTGTGCTCCAAAGTTGGGGCACTAAAATGCTTATTCCTAAGTCTAAACGAATCAAAAGCAAAAGACATTTGGAATATGTAGCAAAGCAAAGATGTTGCCTTACCTTTTCATCTGATTGGTGCAGAGGTAATGTACAAGCACACCACCTTTTAAAGCCATATGAAGGCAAGAGAGGCATGGGAATGAAAGCTAGTGATAATAATGTAGTGCCACTATGTTATTATCATCACTCCAAGCTACATGACCAACAAGGAGATGAAGATAGCTTTTGGGTTTCTCAGAATAAAAAAAGAGACTTTGGAAGGAAGACTGCAGAATATTGGTGGAATATTTCCCCATACAATGAAGAAAGATTTAAAAAATGAATGAACAACCAATTATTACAGAAAAACAAGTCCAACAAGCAGTAGACTATTTAAGAGATACTGCAAAAGAGGCGGCAGCCGCTAGAGCGAATCGTAGGTATTTAGAGGAATTTAGGAAATCTCTCAAGGCACTCATCATGAAAGATCATGTAGATTTGCCAGTCTCTGCACAAGAAAGAGAGGCGTATGCTAGTGATGAATATCAAAAACATCTTAGAGCTTTGCAGATGGCTATAGAGCTAGATACCAAGCTATCTTTTCTAAGAGAGGCATCCCAAGCCAAGATAGATGCATGGCAAACTATGTCAGCAAATTATAGAGCTATAAAATTATAATAAAAAAACATTTTAAAAGGGTTGACTTTTATATCTACATAAATTATATAATAAGTATAGTCGTTTTGAGAGTAGCTCCCAGTTTTAGACTTAAAACAAAATTGAAATCGCAAGACATTTTCTAAGTGGGTTTTGGTCTTAAAATAAAAACTCACTAACATAACGAAAAACAAAATTTGGAGAAAAAAAATGGAAGATTTAATTAAGAAGATAAAAGAAGGTTTTGAAAGTCAAGATATCTATTATCTTAAAGGTAAAGACAAAGATAATAATGATTTACATTTTATTAGATACTTTCCAACAAACAATGCCATCAAAAACATGAGTGTAATGGATGGGAATGGATTACCAACTAAAATGTATTTCAAAAATTTTTTCAAGGGATGTTATTATTTTCTAAACATCTGTGAAGAAGTAGAAATAGTTTATGTAATGGATGATGTAGTTTCATTATATGACTATATTAAAAATAACGATTTAAGTAACGAACAACAAAAATAGGAGAAAAGATATGAACGATTTACTTAGAGATGCCACTACTTTAGAAAGAATTGAAAAGGATCTAAACTGTCACAGAGCAATATATGGTGCAGATGGTTACTTTATTAATCAAGCTCTAAAGTCAGTAAAAAAGATGTTAGCTGAGAAAACTAAGCTAATAGAAGAGCAAACTAAAGCTGATGAAATGACTTATAAGGAGTATGAGAATTTCATGAAAGGCAAGGGTTTTGATGTTGCTTAGTATCATAAAATTATTGGTGGCTATAGTAGGTGCTATAGCTACCATGTTCTTTTTTTATTATCTTTTATGGTTTGTATGCCTAATTGATAATGCTTGTTTTAACACCAACTTTGGAGTGACGATATGAGAAATAGAATTAGTGAAAGCATTAAGGCAACTGCCACACATCTAAAAAGAGCATATAGTGATGAGTTTTGCCATGATCAATGTAACAAAATTAATAGAAATATAAGTAGGTTAGATAGATCATTACTTACGTTTACTGAGATTAATCAATTGATAAGGCTAATACATATGTATAGGCAGTTGGATGGGTATTACCACGAAATGTCTGATCAATTATTAGATGGTCTTGAAAACAGACTACAAGGTTTGATGGCTGAATCAAACATAACTCAATATGAAAAGAAAAAAAAATAGGAGACAATAATGTATCAAAGAGTAGTAACTAAGCTATGGCAAGGTAAATACGTTAGTGTTAGAGATTATGAAGTGACAAAGGCAATCAACATGGGTGGACTAATAATTACCCATGATGGTAAAAAAATGCAACTCAGCGTAGATGAGCTAAAAACTTTGAAACCTAATCCAAAACCTATACAATCTAAATTCAAAGGCACTTATAAGTTAGTTAATATAACTTTTAAGCCACTAACCCACGATCCAATGCAAGGAGATTTTTTATATGATTGAGGATACATTATGGTAAAATTTATGCTCAAAGAGTCATCTGATGAAGTTATATATTTAAGAAAGCTACTACAAAAGCATAAAGCTGATATTTTAAACGAAAGATTATCAGAGGAAGAAAAAGTAAAAGCAGTAGATAACTTCATCAGAATAACCAACATAATTTATGCTAAATTAGATTTTGTTAAAAAAATATAAAAAACTCTTTTTATGGGTTGACTTATGTATATACATTTATTATATTAATAAAATAACGATTAACAAAAATTGGAGAAATAAATGACTAAATATACTTTTTGCGATGAAACAGTTTCAGATTTACATAAAGATGCTTGGGGTCATAGACCTTCTAACTCTTTTTGGTTTCATTGGAACTGTGGCACAGACGATGCCAAACAAAAAATTTGGGATGACCTTATTGACGATATGGTCAAGAACGATGCAGAAGAAGCTAGAATTAAAGCTGACAATGTATCTAATCTAGCTAAGAGAATAAAAGACACTTGTAAGCTAGGTGCTAAAAACTACAGAACTGCAATCAGATGGATACTTGAGGCAGATGGTTTAGAGCACGATAAGTACTATGGTGGCGATCAACTAGCTTTTGAGTTCAACATAGGTTTCAAGCACAATAAATTATTTAAACTAGCGGGAGTGGCATAATGTTAGATACAAAATTACAAGAAGCGTTACAAGACGTATCATTTGAAATAGATGTGAGGGATATTCAAGGTATCCCTTCACACATGGGTAGAAAAGTAGTTCGCTTAGATCAGTGGGGTGCTCAAGATGGCGATCCATTGGGTATAGTAGGATCAAGGTATAAGCCAATACATCATGTAGATGCATTTGGTGGAGCTATTGAGGCTATGAAAAGTGGTGGACTAGATTTCTCAAATCATGAAATTACCATCAATACCTACGAAAATGGTGCTATGGCTAAGATGGAATTGTTACTTCCAGCACACCATGCAGAGGTTGGTAACCATAATTTATATCTTAAATTTGTAGCTAGAAATAGTTACAACGCCAAATGGAAGTTTCAGTCATTCTTTGGTTGGATGAATCAAGTATGTTTTAATACTTTGGTTAGTGGTCAAAAGATCGCCTATACTGCCAACAGACATACTACTCATTTTAACGTAGATGCGTCTAATGAAAAGATTAAGAATGCAGTTACTGCTATAACTGATGAAACTAAAAACTTCCAAAAGTGGTGGGATACTAAAGTAGAAGATCAGCAAGTTATTGATCTTTTCAAATCTACTATAGCTAAAAGCCAAGCAAATGAGATTAAGGTTGCTAGTGGTCAGTCAGACACTAATAAAAAGCAACTATATCATTTAATGGGTCTATATGACGCAGAGGTAGCTCAAATACATGGAAGGGGTGATTATGGCAGAAATGGTGCTAAAGGCTCTCTATGGTGTGCATATCAGTCTGCAACTGCATGGTCAACTCATCTTGGTGATGTAAAGGCTAATAGCACTAATAATCATATAGTTCAGCAACGTAGGCAAAATGATGTAAGAAGTATGATTAATAGTAAGAAATGGAAAGAGCTAGAAGTAGCATAATATAAGGGAGCGTCAAGCTCCCTTTTATTCTAGGAGAATAATATGCGAGATTTATTTGATTTTCAAGATACAGTTTTGACTAGTACAGTTGAACTAACAGATATTGATAAAGAAATATTCAAAAACTTTGATTACAAATTTGATGGTAAAACTGAATTTACAGTGCCACACTTTCCTAAAATACAAAATGACTTTTCTATTGGCGTTATATATGGGTCTAGTGGTAGTGGTAAATCATCTATGCTCAAACAGTTTGGTGAAGAGCAAGAGTTAGTTTGGAATTATAATAAAACCATAGCCTCACACTTTGATTCTGTAGAAGATGCAATAGAAAGATTAGGTGCAGTTGGTTTGAATACAGTGCCTACTTGGGCAAAGCCTAGAAATGTTTTATCTAATGGTGAAGGCTTTAGATGTGATCTAGCTAGACGATTAGGAAGTAATATTGTAATAGATGAGTTTACATCAGTTGTTAATAGAGATGTAGCTAAATCTTGCTCATTATCTTTATATAAATATGTAAAACGTAAAAAATTAAAAAATATAGTTTTGGCTACTTGTCATGATGATATTTTAGAATGGTTACAACCTGATTGGGTTTTCAATACAGATGTGAGGCAGTTTGCATCAAGGGGGTTAGTTCGGCAACCCATTGAAATTAGAATTGTCAAAGGACAAAAAAAATATTGGGAATTATTTAAAAAGCATCATTATTTAACTGAAGAGTTACCATCGTCTGTACAAGTATACTTGGCTTTATGGGGTGACAGAATTGTTGGGTTTTCTTCAACTATATCGCTTCCTGGATGGACACCACCATTATATGATGGTGACACAAGGCTTAAATGGAGAGAGGCTAGGACTGTAGTATTACCTGACTTTCAAGGTTTAGGTATTGGCACTAGGATATCTGATGCAGTTGGAGAGATTATGTTAGAGCAAAACGTAAGATATTATTCTAAAACATCACATATAAGAATGGGTGAATATAGAGAAAAATCGCCTCTGTGGAGAGCTACAGTCAGCAACCTAAAAGATAGAAGTAGCGATAAACATGATCATAAAAAACGCCTTATACCTTTAGCTAGAGATAGAATATGTTATTCTCATGAATATATAGGTATCAATAATAAATCATATGATCCTAAATATAACAGACCCAATGATGGTCAAATGTCTTTTATTTAGATATACTTCTCAAACTTTCCATTACTTGATCTATATTTGGCATATCTGAACTTAGTTTTTGTATCTCACATTTATATTTTTTAGGACACCAAGTTTCAATCATCATCGTATATGTTCTATTATTGCCCTCATAAATACACGCTTTTTTATTTGTATGTTTGGATGTTAGCCTTTTTTTTAATCTACAAGTTGTATATTTTTTTTCTTTGATTTTACCTTGCCACACTTTTTGCTTATAGGTGTAGTCTTTAGGTGCGTTATACATCTTGCCATCTGCGTATGCTTTTATTGCTAAAACAATACATATACCTAAGACTGCAAGTACACAAAAAACAATACCCATAGTCTGAAGGGCATCTATCAAATCTTTTTGTTTTTGTTTAGCCTCTATCTTTTGTAGTCTAGCTTGTTCTTTAGCCTCGTTAATTCTGTTAGCTCTTTCTGCAAGAATCTGATCCCAGGCAGTCGGGCCGAAGCGGAGATTAATTATATTTTTTAGCTCGGTTCTACTCTCCTCAAGTAGTTTTCTATCTATAAAATCTGATGCAGTTGATTCGATGCCAAACTGTTCTTTTATGCCAAGACCTTTGCCTTGACGCTTATTCATTTGTGCCTCGCCTTCAAAAAAGCCATCTATCTGCTTGGCTATATCTTTAATATCCGAAACTGTGTTTATATTAGATTTTATGAAGTCAACCGATTTCTGTACTAATGCTATTCCTGTAAGAATTTCGGCAACAACCATATCATTTTCCTAAAGCACTTTGTCTGAAACTGGAGACAAATCAATTAAATTCATATTTCTAATTTTTTCTTTTGTCTCAGGTTTTAATTCTCGTGCAAACTGAACAATTTCACTAGGAGTTTGTGGCTCTTGTAATACACCTGATCTCATGTTACTTGCCTCTGCACTACCCACTAATGTAGGTACAAGTGCATTCACATAGGACAAAGCAACTTCTGTCATACTTTCATCGCCACTAAATATTTCCATAAGTCTACCTAAGTGAAAGTTTACGTCTGCAGGGTTTTTAGCCATTTTAGGTGCGGCATCTACAAGCCATCTTATAAAATCTGGATTAGTAACTGCTTTGGATGCCAAATATGGAGGTATTAAACCTGATGCCATTGTTGCTCCACCTGTTGCAATTTCACCACCAAGAATCATTTGTCCACCTGGTATAAAAGGTGCAAAAGCAAGAATGTTGGATATAGCATCTCCAGTTCTTGAAAAGTTTGTATATTGATCTGCACTTTGAAAGTTTTCCATAAGATCAATAATTGTATCTAAGTCCTTACGATATTGACTACCTTGTTTACCAAACAATGCATCTTTAGATGTTTTTGATAAATTTGAAAAGTTAGTTAAAAATGAATTTGTAGAAAATTTGTCTAGCATTTCCTCTGTAGAACCATCATCAATTGATCCAGGTTTTCTATAACCAAGTCTATTCAACATAGATGCTCGTACATACTTTCTTTCTTCTTCTGGAAGATTTCTTAAAACTCTATTGAGTTGTTCACCACTTTCTTTAGTGCCACTTACTAAAAAATCAAATGCTTTTTTATCTGTATCCATTTTTAAAATTTTATTTATTACTGGTTCAATATCTAATGCCATTCTGTTTTTAGTATAAGCATCTGCAATTTTAATAGCTTTTTGTGCTTTTTCACCACCTTTATCAATAGCAATTTGGCTCAAATCTTTTGTTAAGGCACTGTATAAACTTATTAAGTATTGATTTTGTGGCTTAGTAACACCTATCAGACCACCTGGACCAGTTGCATCTGTAGTGAGCCTTAATGCAGTTCTTAGCTCTCTACCTATTTTTAAATCCATAATGCCATCATTTTCTAATAAAGCATCTATTCTTTTTATTGTAGGATTTAAATACTCTGCAAATGCTTTAGGGTTTGAGTCTATTTTTTTCTGCAACTCTGCTCTAAGTTCTATGACATTATTTAATCTTCCACTTGCTCCATCTGGAACTAAATCAAAAGCCTTATCGTAAAGTTTTTTTTGATCTTCTCTAAATTTTAATTTTGCTTTATCTATCCCACCCCTAATCTTACCACCAATTTGTTCTCCTGATATACCACTATCTTGTGAATATTTTTTAGAAATATTTTCTGTGGCTTCCACTAAAGACCTTTTAAATACATCAAAGTTTTTTGCAAATTGATTTTTTGCAGTTGGGAATTGCTCTATTCTTTTTTCTATAAATTGTAATAATGGCGATCCTGATGCAACTCCTGCAGTTGGAACTTTTATACCTAGCTCTTGTGCATCAAGCACCATCTTCTTTCCAACTTCTCTTCGTTCTGCACCTGATCCAAGTACCTTACGAATTAAATTGCCACCTTTTTCACTTACTTGACCCATAAAGTTTTGAAACAATTTCCCACCAACCATTTCACCCATGATATTTTCAGCAGAACCTATAGTTCTTTCTATTACATCACCTCTACTTATAGTCTTTGGTATCAAGGCATCCATTGCAATATCGTAACCCTTAGAAGCCAATTCTGACCCAAAAGCCGCAGCCGCTGGAATAGTTATAGATTCTTCTGGAGTAAACATTTGCGGGCCAGCTTGACCAGCAACTGTGGCTATTGTGCCACCTATCATTCCACCACCAGTCTGAACTATTTCTCTACCAAAACTTAATACATCTCCCAAATCTAAACCTTCTGGATTAAAAAACTTTGTTTCTTTAGTGTCTGGGTCTGTGTATATAAAGTTTCCTTCACCTAGTGCAGTGCCATCTGTAGACTGTGCATCTGGGAAATATTGTCTTAATGCTCTAAGCTGATCTTCTTTTTTAGTATATGAGGATACGACTGTCCTAACATCCAATGGAGCACCCTCTTGATCTGCTATTGTAATCATTTATGATATCCTTTATTTGATTCGCACATAAACATCTGAACCTTTTTCTTTTTGTATGTGTGGCACACCTTGTATTATTTTTATTTTTCTTCCATCATTAAGTTGTCCACCATCTTTTAAAACATCTTTTACAACATTAGATTTAGGTCGTCTTACCCATGTTTTATCATCTGGTCGTCTACCTTCATTTATGCCTTTTGCAACTTCTTCAAAGAAATCAATTAATGCATTAAGTTTTAATTCTGCTTCAACTGCACCATCAAGTATATTTGGCATATATTGATCCATATAACTTATAACTTCTGGTTCTGGAGCTTGAGCTCCAGTTCTTAATCTTAAAATTACTTCTATGGCTCTTTTCATAGTTTGGAAAGCAACTCTAGCATCTCCAATTGAATTTCCACCCAATGTAGACGTTTGATACGATATTTTAGGGTTGTACTTACCATTTGGAAAAAATATGCTTACTGCTAAATCTAAATCTTTCAAGGCTTGTTTTGAGTTGGCAAGAGATACTGCTAATTCTTTAGACAATTTTTCTTTCTTTTTTGATAAAACTCTAATTTTTTTGTTTCCAACATTTACAATATTATATTCTGTAACATCACCATTTTCAGCAACTTCTTTTTCTTTTGGTTCAATTTTATTTTTATTTTCTTCATTTATTTTATTTGTTATTGGTGTATCTGTTGTTTGATCTACTCCCATTCTAGCTAATAATTTATTTATCTTTTCTTTACCATATGATTGTTTCAATATAGATAGCAAATCCAAACCTTCTTCCACAATTGTTTGTTTAGTACCATCTTCTCCATCTATTGTTCTGAAGGTATCTTTTTGTATTTGAAAAATAGATGAATTAAAAGTTGTAGCATCTAATGGATCTATTGGATTATCGTTGTCTATATATTTGTCAACAACATTCGTTACATCAAGTCTTAGTTTTTCAAAAGAATTAGGTTTAGGTGGTTGTTGTTCTTTAAATACAGATAAATTACCTCTAGGAACTTTTGCAAATTCTTCTGCAGTAAGAGATATAATGTCACCATCTTTATAAATTGTCCCAGTCATTGGATTTATAAATGGTAGTTTAAGTGCTTTCTGTACTTTAGACGCATTTAATATTTTATATGTGTCAGGCTTTGAAAATGTCTTTTTACTAGCTTTTATTTCTGCAAGTTTTTTAGCGTCATCTGTAGACTTGAGTTGCATACCAAGTGAAAGTGCACTAGCCTTCTTAGCTTGTTCTAGTTTTTCAGCTTTGTCTTTGTCGCTCTGTACTTTGTTTAGATAATCTTGTGCTACACTTGCTCCAGCTACATTAGCCGCACTTAACAAAGTTGACCCAGGAACTGATGACTGTGCACCTAAAGTTGTAAAAAACTTTAAGGCTAGTCTACCCATATTTATATCTTTTTCTTTTTGTGTAGGTTTTTTTTCTGTTGTGCCATACACTGCATCTAATATGCCTGATGCTTGATTTACAAATGGTGCTAATGCTCCAAGTGAAGGGTCTAAAGTTTTAAAATCTGTACTAGATGAACCAAGAGCTAACTTTACGCCACTTTCATTAGATTTGTCTACCTCTCCAACATTTTTTGGCATGAATTGCGACTGATTTTTTCTTTTTTTTCTATCTTCTTCGTGACCTGGGAAATGTGTCATCTATTGTCTTCCTAAGTAGTAAGCACTAGCTAACGATCCTAGACCACCTAATGTTTGACCATAAATACTTGGTGATTGTGAATACTGTGTGCCTTGTTCTAGACCAATTGTCCTTGTTTCATATGGTACACCTTGTAGTGCACCCAAAGCAAAGTTTAACATTTCCATAGGATACTGTCTTTGCTCTAAATAATCGCCATAGGCTAAGTCTAATGCTCTTTGATCTAATGCTCTTCTAGCCTCTCCAGCAGTAAGTAATCCTGATGCGGCTTGTTCTTGCAATCCTTGAACTAAAGGTGCAAATTCTTGTAATGTTTGAGTTGCTCTTAATCTACTTGCCTCATCAGTTTCAAATGCTGATCTTTGTGCATCCTCTGCTGAAAACCTTGCCGCCCTATCTGCGTCAAACCTACCACTAGCAAACTCTAACCCTCTGGCTGCGGCTTGTGCTCTTGCATCTCCAGCAAGTTGTGCACCTTCAGCTATTGATGTAGCCTCTCTTATACCTTGCCTTGATCCACCAAAAGCTCCCGCCCTTGCGGCTGCGGCACTATCTGCTATAAGGTTTTGTCTTGTTTGTCTTTCAATTTCTCTAATAGCTGGATCAACTGCAGATTGATATACATCTAAAAATGGTTGTGCTGATTCCATTGTAAATGGATCACCTACTAATTCTTCTCTTGTAGCGGCAGTATAGCCTTGACCTAATGTATCAGCCATTGCACTAGCATCGTCTATGAAACCTTGATAAGTCTCTGTGCCCTGTGAGAGCAATCTATTAGCCTCTACCTCTTCAGGGGTTAATCGTGAAACCTCTCCAGTTATGGGGTCAGTATACGTTGCAATTCTGGGTCCAGTAAATGCTGGGTAGTCTTGTGCGGCTATTTCTGCGGCTTGATCATATAGTTGTCTGCCCGCTGCGGATACCCATTCTGGGATATCTGTGCCACTTAAAACACTCTTTGGATCAGGTAAAGGTTCATTTTGAACTGTGCACATACTGCCCATGTTATTTCTCCATATAAGTTGATCCTACTTTAACTAGACCTAATCTTTCGTAAAATTTATCTTTACGATCTAGATCGCCAGAAAAAACATGACCCAATCTAACTTTCATTTTAGCGTCTTTTGCTATTTTGATAAAGTCCATACATAAATTTTTTGCAAAATTTGATTTTCTAAAGTTAGGCGATACATAAAACCAAGCGTCTGATAAATATGGTTCATCTGACCACCAATCAGTTACACTGATGCCACCTATAGATCCAACCAATTTATTGTTTTCAACTGCCACCAAAATTACGCCTCTATGTAACAACTCATTTATTTTGTTTATCAGCTTTTGCGTATTAATCTTAGGCACTTCTACTTCTGTTTCTTTATGCATTTCATTTAATAAAAATATAATAGCAGAAATGTCTAAAACATTTGCTCTCCTAATCATTACATATTGCCTAGAGCACCCATATCTTTAGGCATATCATTTTCATCTCTATCCATCATCATTTCTTGGTCTTCTGGCATAGCATCAGCCACACCACCACTTTCTACTGCCTCAATAATTTGTTGTAGCTCTGGAAGTAATTTTATTAAAACCCCAGCTACATCTGGCGTTATAGCTCTGTCTAGCTTTTGTAATTCTTCCGGGCTCATCTCCATAAGTCTAGACATAAGTATTGATCCAACTGCTTTAGATGGTTGTAAAATTTTTTGTCCAGCCTCTTGCATACCCATCTGCATTTGACTTTCCATAGGTGGACTTTCACCCATTTGATTCATCATTTTATCTTCTGTGTGTCCAGGCATTTAAATCTCCTTCTTTCTATATAGTATTGACCAATCTGTTTCTTTGCAGAATAAACCCACAGTCCAACAAATTGGTTCTAGGATTTTTCTATATAACTTACCTAAATAGTCTGGCTTATCTCTTTCGCCATATATGTAAGCTATCTCGTTAGCTCTGTGCCCAGCTATGTGTGACCAAAGTTTTACTAATCTACCTTTTCTCATTTGCTTTACCATCCAAACTGCCCATACATGGTATCCTGATACATGAGTTGGTGTTAGATAGTCTCTAGTAAATTTATAATCTAATATAACTTGTTTGCGATCCATAATACCTTGTCTCATAAGCTCATTACATATAACTCTACCTACAAAACCACCAACTACACCACCTATAATAGTTGCAAAAGGTGCAAATGGAGTTGCGGCTAGTAATGCAGTTGTTGCATATTGAATAATTCCAGCATCTGCGGCTGAGACTGCGGCATCATCTACATCTTGTCCTGCGGCTATTCTACCTACAAAATTAACTCCAGCACCAATTCCTGACGCAGTAAGATTTGCTGACCCAGCGTCTGTGAATGGATTTAGTCTATCTGTGATAGTGCCTAATCTAGATGCATCTGTGACAACTGTAGGGGGAGCTAACTCTCTTCTAGCTGGCATAGATCCTGCCTCAAACCCTTCAAAGCCACTATCCAACTTTGCCACATCTAAATTTCTGCCTGTTAACGATTGACTAAATCTATCTGTAGGTACATAAACCCCATCACCAGCATCTACAAGTGTTCCTTCTCGCAAACCCCTTTCAAACTGTGGAAGGTTTCCAGTTGCCTTTGCCACACTTCTACTTGATAATTCTGGTAGGTAATTGTCCTCTAAACCAAATCTTTGTAATGTGTTTTTAGTTGCATCATCAAGTTCACTAAATCTTGCTAAGTTTGCCGCCTCTACACCAGTTTTTTGCCCAGTTTTCATTAAACCACTTGTAATTTTATCCACTGTATCACCAGTAGCGTATGGACTAGCAAGTTCAGCACCAATACTAGATCCTACAGACATACCTAATTGTCCAGCAGTTGCTTGTAACGCTTGTTGAGCTAATATTTCAGCGGCACTCATATAGCCTTCTGGAACTTGACCCATTCTTTCAAGTTCTTGGTATTCTTCCATCAAACTTTTATCAAATTCATCTTGTGGATTGTATGTTCTTTGTCCAGTTTGTATGCTTTTAACCCATTCAAAAACTGGCATTTGTGCAGTTCCATACATGGTTTGTATGTCAAAATCTGATCTATTTATATTTTGTGGAACAGATTGAAAAACATTATATATTCTTGGTTTGTTTTTTTCATCTTGTAATAAAGGTAACCCAGTTAACGCTCCTACTGCCATTTTTATCTCCTATGTAATCTCTAAGTAACTTGCAACAACATGAAGTCTATCTGCAGTTGCCGCATTTACTTTTAAAATTTCATTTTCCATTACCACTAATGGTTGCTCTAATAATTCTTTACTACTCAATGCTCCTACTTCCTCATTCTTGTATACACTAAAAACTGCTGAAGCACTATTAGTAATTGTTAAAGTTATAGTATCAGCACTGCCACTGTCGTTTGATACCAATATAGATTTCATTACTGTTTGAGTAGCCGCAGGAGCAGTATACAACGTAGTTATGTTGGTTGTAGTCAAATCTAGTTTGCTATTTTTATAGTTATTAGCCATTAAACCAACTCTTTGCCTCTGCGTTTTCTTCTGCCTCTAATGTAGATACAGTTGTTCTTTGTTCATTTAATATTTGTTGTTGCTCTATCGCTGACGCTAAGTTTTGTTGAAAGCGTATTACTTCATTAAATTTATTTAAAAAATCTATAGGTGGTGAGGGTGCACTCATTTGCTTTGGTGGTGTTGGTAATCTAATCATCTCATACCATCCCTTCTAGCGTTAATCCTAAAGTCACCTAACAACCAATCATCTTTTGTGCCACTACTAAAAAATCTAAATGCCATTTGTCTGCCTTTGGCTCTAGTGCTGACCTTTCTTGTTGTTGACGTTACAGTAAAATCACCTTTTGTAGTTTCTGTAGCATTAGGATATTTCCTAGTTTTAAGTTGCATAAATAAATTAGTATCGCTAGTCATAGTCACATCAGGTATAATTTTATCAACCATAAACAATGTTTCACCATCGCTATCTATCTCAACATCGCCAGTTTCTATAAATGCATTCATAGCTGATCCATTGTCTGTAGTACCAGTTTCATGGTTATATAACTTACCATCTTTATCAAATGCAAAAGGCACATTTCTGACGTTTACTGCATCGCTCCATGTGTTTCTTTGTAATGTTCCTATGCTCCATGCACCATCTGCATAATTTAAGGTGACATAACTGTCTGGCTCAGGATCAGGATTATCTGAATTTTGTACGTTATCAGTGCTAACATAAAACCAAGTGATTTCATTAAATTTTTTGTTGTGTCCTACAAATATCTTATCTCTAAATGACGCTTGTATTCTATCAAAAACAAAATGTTGCACTGAGCATGGCAACTCTTGAACTGCACCATTGTAAACAAAAAAGTTATTTCTACCTATCCAATACACATCGCCATCTACATTTGCTGATCCATGTAAAGCTATAGCTCCACAATTGACTGCTAATAACCTAAATGAAAATGTAAAAGGCGGCCCGACAAATGTCATACCATAAGCGGCTTCATCTGTTTGTATAAAAGTTTCATCTTTTGTGGGTATCATTGATATAATTTTTGTACCTACTTCTAAACGCTGATCGCCTGATGTATTTGTTGCAGTAGGTGTAAATGTGACAAAATCTTCTTGGTTTGAAAATCTAACTAACATAGGGTCTAAAGTAGTTCCACCAAGAGGTGAGCAACCACCCGCTATTAAGTGTCTGTCTGGAAAAGATATTGTTACTGCTCGTACTTGTGATGGAACGTCACTAGCACCTGATTCTGCTGAAACTAAAGCCGCTCTTGTTGACACACCATTATCTGATAAATCCCAATAATATAGCTGACCACCTCTGTTATTTATTATTAAGTCTTCACCCCATAAAACTAGTGACCAATTAGTTGAATCTAAAGATACAGTAGCAGAAGTACCATCTCTAGGTTCATTCCATGCACCTTCATCCCATGCACCAACACCCCAACCTAATGCTGGGTCAGCACTTTGATTACCAACATTCTCAGCAACACCTATAAGATATTCTATATCTAAACCAGTGCCTCCACCAGTGGCACTACTAGAGGCAGAAGATCCAGCAGTAAACGTATAGCTATTATCATCCACCTTAGTTATTGCATACCCATCTTTATCATTTAAAGTGTCTGCAGATATACCACCTACTGCAGTTGCCTCACTAATAACAATAATATCGCCAGTACTAGCACCATGACCAGTGTCTGTTACAGTCACAGTTGCACTACCATTAGTCACTGCCAAAGGGTTACTAGCATTAGTGGTTGTTTTTCTTACAGGTGTGATATCATAAGCAATACCATCTCTAATTATATATACATGGGAATGAGTGCCTACTGCTATATAATCTGATCCATCTGTTATACCTCTCCAAGCGACCATACGTCTAGGAACGCCTTGTACTCTTGCAGTTTGTCCTAAATCATAGTTGAATTGATATGTTTCTTCTAACCAACCACCAATCTTTTTAGGATATCCATTACGAAATCTTACTAAATTACTGTCAGTATAAAACGGTCCATTTCTTCCTGATGAATATTCTGTTAGGTCTTTGACTATACCTGGTTTAAATTTTAAAGATACCAATGGCATTATGCTACGTTTCTCATCCTCTCACAAAGTCTTTCTGCTCTGTTTGGCACTTGTCTTGCCCAAAGCGAATCTTCCATCTGAATTGCCGCTTCAATCCAGTTGGCATCCATTACTGCTTCATACATTTTTTTAAATTTACTTAATCGAGGTCTGCCCATATTAAACATCATATTGCATATGATTCTTTGTACTTCTTCTGGAAGATCATCAAAATATTCGTAAAGTTTTCTGCATTCTTCTATTGTTATATCTAAATCTTCAGCAAATAATTCATTAACTCTTTCTACAGAAACTGGATCTCCTACCTCAAGTTCATTTTCTGGATCTGTAGCTCTGCATAAATGACCCACGCCGCAAGTCTTATATCCAAGATGGTCATTGTAAATTTCGTAGATTATTCCCTCATCGGCTTTAATTTCTTCTTTTAATTTTTCTATATCCATAATTATCTCATTTCTTCATATTTTCTCTAGCTACGCCTTTTGTTTTTTCAAAACTTCTCATTCCGCCTAATCCCAGTAATGAAAGTGTCAAAGTCATAAGTTCACCCGTGTTAAGCTCTGGAAGCAATACATCAGGCAGCCAGATTGCAGTTGCCCACTCAGCTATAGGCATAATAAAAAATTGTGTCAGTAAACCCAAAGCACATATCCACATTATGGCTGGGCGAGCTCCAGCTACAAATAAACTAGGATGTTTGGCTTGTTGTGTATTTGCCTCTATCTGACCTTTTGCAAGTTCCTGAGCGTGTCTAGAGGCTAATGTAGCTAAGTCGTGTGCCAACTTATTTTTTTGGTCTTTATCTTCAATAAATTTACCAACTAACTTACTGACTGGCCCGATTAGTGCAGTTAACATTATTTTACTCCATTCTTTGCCATGTAAGCCGTGCTACCCATGTAGAAACCAACTATAGAACTGCCTGAAATATAAAATAAATTGGATATATCCGATAGAACTTTTACTCTGTCAATGGGTACAAAAAACATCGCTACAGTAAAAACACCCATACCAATTAATGTATATCTAGCCATGCGTAATTGTGCTAAATTTTTTCTAAGTTTAGTTTCTGTCTCCTTAATTTCTTTAGCTCTTTGTAGCTCTTCATCCGTTATGGTATCGTCACCATCCAAATCGTATTCATTTAGTATCGAATCTTTTTGTAATTTTTTTTGCGTCATCAATAAACCTTTACTTTATTAGCGTCTATATTAGGTATTAATTTACAAATACAATCGTATACTTGTTCTTCGTTATTCTTCATAAACATTTGATTACTGAGTTTTTTTTCAAATCTCAAGCAATCGTTTATGTTACGAAAATATATTGCACCTTCTTTTACTAAAAATCCATTTAGCGTACAGTACAACATAAACGCAGTCATATCTTACCTAACTAACAAACCAATTAACATCACAATCATAGTGCCCGCAGTACCTATCATTATACCTTCCATACGTTTAATTCGTAATATTGTCTCTTTCCATCTCTCATCACTAACCGCAATATGTTTTTCTAAAGTTACATGAATTTCTTGCACAGTTAATTTAGGCATAATTAGCTCTCATCTGGAAAATCATATATGGGTGGCTTACCATTTACTTCACCCTTACTATCAGTAGGTGAGTCAAACAACGCCATAAACTCTTTTAGATTAGAGCAATTTTTTATTTTTGTTTCAATTGTATCACAAGCAGTTCTTACTTTATCTCTGTATGTAGATGTTGCACTAGCTATGGCAGTACCCTTTTCCGCTTTTCTTGTAACTTCCCAATCTGATTTTGTAAGAAGGTCGTTAGTGATTTTTTTTGTTTGTGTGATGTAAGTCGATTTAAGACCAAGCTCTATTCTCTGCTCTCCAGTTCTTGGGTCTATTATCGCCTTACCCTCACTATCAACTGCTTTTTCATCTTCTAATTTCTTTTCAAGATCTTTTGACACATAAAATCTGTCATCAAAGGTTTCTATTATTGGGTCTTTTTCCCATACTAAATCAGCGTCTTTTTTTTGAGCATCACTAAGATTGTTCCATTGTCTAGGATATTTATAGTTAGTATCACTTATCCATGATTGACCAACTTGGATTACTCTACCATTATGTTTCCAAACCATATTTATCTCCTATCTAGCGTTTGCATACTTAAACGGTTGCTCGGCAAATGCCATGTATACGAATGTTGCACTTGAATTATAACCAGCATTATTATCATATAATTTAAAACCATTTGATAAAAAATCTATAATTTCATCATTTGTATTTTCTTGTGTATTATCATCTGCTATCAATCTTGCTTTTATAACATTAGTTTTTGCTCTTGTGCTATCAAACATATGCCAATTTTCACCATCTGTATCTATGTTTTTTATGATGACAAATGCGGGTCTAAATCCTAGAAAAACAAAAACGCCATCTGTAGAAGAGTTATTGCCCTCATACTTGCCAAATTTTGAATAACCATCTACTTCTGCCCATGCATACGCAATCATAGCATCACCAGAACCATTGACTGCGTTACTGTCTACATTAGAGTCATGAGTAGAATAAGTGGTCGATCCCACAGTTTTAATATATCCATTTGAGTGTCCATTTGATGCAATCTGATTGAGACTTCCAGATAAATATAAAACATAATTTGCACTTAGATTTTGATGCCATGCTCTCCAGTGTGAGGCAACACCACCAGCAGATTGGTCATCATCTCTGTTTCTAGTAATTATCCAAGCAGGTGTTTTTGCACTACCATTTACTTTTACTCCATGTCCTATAGTTGCATCATCAGTATCATTTCCAGTAAAAGTTATGATACTAAATCCAGCAGTTGTGTTTGCTTGTACTGTACTTGTTATAGAACCATTACCATCACTTGAAGTTGTGCCACCATTTGCTTTCCAGTTCCAAGCTACATGAGTATGACCAGAGTTACCATTCCAAGTGCCTGAACCACTACCTGAACCAACAAGTGTAAAGCCCCCATCAGTTGCACTACTCGATGTTGGTGCATCAAAACTTTCTACGCCATTGGAATTTGTTTCTTCATCATCGGTAGTATTTGGAAATACTTCTTTTGTAACACCTCGTGTAGAATCTACTATAACATGATTATCACCTTGCCCTGCTCTTTTTTTACCCCATATCATATCAGGTTTAAATGTAAGTCCAACACCAGCACCATCGTCTCTATCATGTACTATATGACGAGAGCCAGTTGCAGTCCAAGTTAATATATCAAAATGGTCATTTGCTTGTGTATCTGAATTCGGGCCGATTATTGGTTCTGATAAGTTACTTGTGCATAATGCTAAATAGCCAGTGGGCACTGTTTGAGCAAAATTTCCAAAGCCATTTGCATCCGTATTAGTTGCTTTTGAAATATCACCACCAAAAGTACTATCAGCACCAAAATTTACACCCATTGTATTAGTATTATAAAGATTTAACGCAAAAGTTAAATGATCGTCAAAATTTGAAGTTAAATTTTTAGTTGTGACAAGCGAACCATTTTTATAAAATGCTACAGTATTTGTGGAGCTATCCATATCTATTGCAACACCAATTATATCATCTGCTATATAACCAACATTACTAGAAAAGGTTGAAGCATTTACAAATGAACCATCAAAATGCCCATAACCAGCAGTTGCTGAATATCCATTATACCATACAGTTCCTGTCGTTAGGTGAGGGTCTACACTATCGCCAGTCATATATGTGTTCATATTTTGATTTGTAACTCCAATCATGGGATCATTTATAGTTGAAGTTGGTCTGAATTCAGCATACCATTTCCCACTTTTTACTGCCATTGTAGCTTGAAAATAAGAATATGAAAGTCCAGTTTTAACAACTTCTAATCCACTCTCTTTAATATCAGATTGAGTACTTCCATTTGTATTTACCAAAGGATTTAATACTGGAAAATTATTTTCTGGACTATCTGGCATATTACAATCTTCAGTATTCATGCCACTTGAATCAAAATGATTTGTATTTGCAGTATCAGCACCTATTGTATCTGATGCACCTGTACCAGTTCCATCTTTTTTAAATTCTAATTTAAATCCATTATTGCCAAATGTAAGAGAAGATGTGCTTTTAGGTATCCAGACACCATTCACTACCTCTCCAAACTCATCTAAATATCCATTTGTTTCACCAATAGCTTGACCATCTAAAAATGTCACATCTGAGACGTAACCATTAAACCTGGCAGTTGTTTGTCCATCACTTAACAATTGATGTGATAAATTACCATTCCATCTTGGGTCATAGTCACCAGGATCATCTCCTGACCAATCTTGCCTTACTCCATTTACATATAATTTCATTCTGTTATTACCACTTTGACCATCAATATCGGTCACAATAACGATGTTATACCAAGCTGAAGGATCTCTGAAACGCATTGTGCTTACTAAATTAACATCAAAATTACCATCATAATCATAAAGTTGAAATTTATCGTTTATGTCAAATCTAGCTACAAGTTTATTGTCACATCCCATTATTGGATTGTAGGAGTTAGTCGCATTTACTCCAAGACCAAATTGAGTTCGTTTTAACCAAAAACTAATTGTCCACCTTCTTCTTGTTGTAGGTGTGCCTAAAGTTTTGCTTAAAAGAGTTGAGCTTGGTTGATTGCTTCGTAATGACTGAGTAGCTACACCATTATAGAAACCTGTACTTTGATCTCCTGCACCATTTGCTTTGATTACACTCATAAATAAACCTTATGTTAATGCCGCTGATGCTGAAACTAATATTGTATTATCACCACTTGCGGCAGTTACAAAATATGCTAGATGATATGTTCCAGTTGCTGAAATGGTACTTAATACGTCTGCATTTACTGCTACAGAGGCATGACCAATAATAGCATGATTACCACCATTGACTAACATAATGTTTCCAGATTGCCCTGCTACTACATTAGAAAATGTTATAGTAGAGCCAGTATTTGATGTTGTTTTAAAATCATTTGCAACTGATAAATCGAATGTAAAACTGTTAGTATTGTCATGTACATGACCTGATGCTCTTCCAGCAACTGTTATATCATTATTGATTGCAAGAGAAACATTATCCTCTACAGTCATAACTGCAGTTCCATCAAATTGTTGAAATATAATGTCTTTTGCGTCTGTTAGTGGCTTTATAATTACATCACTTGATGAGTCTGCTATGTTTAATTTGTTGCCAACCAATCCTAAACTCGCATTATCTTCTACACGAATTACCTCTGTGCCATCAAATTGTGATATAACTAAATCATCAGAATCAACTGCTGGTTTCATTATTACCTCTCCAGCAGTACCATCTAAATCAAATGCTATTTGATCAGTGCCACCATCTTGTAACTTAATATCACCAGTTGTTGAGTTTAAGTGTAGCTCTCCAGTAGAGTCAATAGATATAGGTGTTGCGGCTATTGTTAGTCCAGTTGTGCCATCGTGTGTAAGTGTAGCATCTGCATCAGCACCCATAGATATTACTGAACTATCACTAGATAATAATAAATCATCTGATACTGTAAGATCATCTTCTACTTTTAAATCCACTACACTTAATGACGCAAACACATCTGTTACTATTGCACTACTGCCACCACCATCTAAAGATACAACCTTTGTGTCTCCTGAAGGTATGGTTACTGCGGCTCCACCACCTGACCCTTGTTTTATTAATATGTTCTGCGATCCACTTGTGCCATTTTTAATTATGTGCACTCTTTTCATATCGTCTGGTGCTATTGTTATTGTACACGCTTGGCTAAGTGTTCCAGTATATATTTGATATATTGCTCTTGCTGGGTCTGCTCCACCATCAAGCACTGTGGTTGTATGAGTTGATGCGTCTGACAACGCCTCTGTTCCAAATCCTAATGCATCAGCTATAAGTTCTAAGTTTGCGTTTGTCGATGTACCCCAAGTGCCAGTTTCTTCACCCGTTGCCATCTCTTTTAGTCTTAAATTATTTACAAATGTAGGCATTACAAAACTCCTAGTCTATTCTAATTATTGCACTTGAACCCGCTGCGGGTAATACAATTTGAAATGTACCCCCTGAAACTGTAAAGTCTCCACCAAAGGCTAATACTGCTATCGCTTTATCTGAAGCAGTGCTATTGTATATTAATGCTCCATTTGCAGTAAATGTTGCACTTGTCCAAGTTGGATCAGCAAAATCTAAAAATGCTTTGCCACCTGATGTAGATGTATCTGCAGTTCCTACAACCTTACTAGACAAAGTAACGCCTCCAGCACTATACCCAGTACCACTTATTTCGTTACTAGTTGAGTAAGCAGTTGTTGTTGCATTTAAAGTTGCACTACTTGTGTATAATGCAATCTTTATTGTATCAGCTAAAAAATCGTGAGTATCATCACTTAATATTTCTGATTTAAAAGATGTACACATTGCTTGAGTTATTGCCATTTATTTTCTCCTTATATTCCAGCGTTGTATTCTGATGTGTAGTTTCTTCCCATCTCTTGTTGAAACAATGCTATAGCCTCATCAAACTGAGCTTTGTACAATTGTAACGTCTCAGGAGCTTTTAGGAAAGTAGAAACTTCATACAGAGCCGCTGAAAGTAAAACATTCTCTGCATTATCGCCTATCCAAGTTGTAGTGTTACTGGAGGAAAGCCCTGCAACGGGTGCAACAAAATCAACTTGGTAGGCTGATGTAGCACTAGGGGTAGGTGCTAAAGTAATTATTATGCCACTAGTTGTAGCGTTTTTTGTACTATACATTTCAGGCGTTGATGTTGTGCTACTATTAGGGTGATAATCTCTAAGATAACTATCTATTCTATGATCTAAAAAAACAACATTGTTACTACTGTCTGTAAATGAGACTTGCCTAATCATTCTTGCATTTGGAACTGTGTAATCAAATGTTCCTATTACAAAGTTTCCAGTGGCTATCTGTCTAAAACAAGGTAAGCTAGGCAATCTTTGAAAGATCATTTCTTCTGCTTGTTGTATTATTACGTCTATAGATGTAGTCAATTCAGTGCTATCATCCTCTATAAAGTTTTGTATATTTGTTTTAAGTTCTGTGTAATTCATTATCCATCATCCCATGATCCACTATCCCATGATCCACCACCCCAACCACCTATGTTGATGTTTGTGGCACTACCAATAGCACCAGTGCCAGAAACTGAATCTTGTACACGAGTTGCATTTGGTGGTGTGGTACTCGCTTGTACAGTTCCAGTTCCAGTGACTGCACTAGGTGAAACTGTAAGTGTTACTGAAACAACTGCGGCTGGGGTGTTGAGGGTCGCACCCATCGCCGAATGATTAGTACAATAATAATATAAAGTAGGAGCATCAGTTGCTACAGTAATTTCTGTATATGCACCACTTGATCCAGCAGTGCCATTTGTGGTTACGCCAGTTGTGTATTCAGTTAGCTCTGAAGATGCAACATTTTGCATTGCACGAGAATCAGTTGTAAACCTTAAAGGATGACCACTATTTGAGCTATCTGATTGATCAAATCTATATGTATTGCCTTCTACAAGATCAAGTACTACATCAGCAGTTGCAGTTGATCCACCAATAGCATATTTATTAGTTGACCCAACATTATAATTAGGATGATTTGATGGGTTGCCACTTGCGACTGTAACAACAAATTCATTCACAATTGAGTTTACTACACCAACTGCACCAATACCTCTCACTGATTCTTCATCAACTAATTGCTCTGTAGTAACTGCTACAGTGCCTATTGCTCCTGTGCCCTTTTGAGCATCTACATTTGCACCAAAACTAAAATTAGATGGTGATAAAGACTGTACATTACCCTTGCCTTTAGCACCTACAGATGGTCTTTCTCTAATATCTTGAAATATATTGTAATTAAATTCTAAAAATAATTTTACATTTTCTTGTGCATTGTCAGGTCGTGGCTGAAATAAAGCAGTTGCATCAACTACATTTTTAGCTGGGGTAAGTTGAGGATGCTTTGGATCAAACTCTTCTCTTTCAACTCTAAGATTATCGTAAGTGGTTCTTAGCGATGTATATGGAACTTTGAATCCAGTTATATCGCTTATTGCTTTTGATTTTTTTCCACTTGCGTATCTAGGCATCACACTATATTCAAGGCAGTTGGTTGTACTCTAAGGCTTACGCCATCATTATCGCTAGATGCCGCAAAACTAAATGACCTCTCATACATCTCATTCAATACTTGGAATTTATCAGGTGCATATTTCATTGCTAACTTGGCTGACAAACCCGCACATATGGTATCAGTCCATCTATAAGGTATATCTGTGTCTTGATTTGACGCAGTTATGTCTTCTTGTTGGTTCATTGCCCAATAATTAAGAGATAATGTAGATACATTAGGCACAGACCAAAGATATATTACTGGAGTATATTGCCTATCTAACATATACTGACTTGGCTTCCCAGCGTTTGTCTTGTCAGGTATTTGATTATACTCTTCTATAGTAATTCTATTTATTATTTGATCTGTGTCTGATGTACTGTCTCTTACAACTACATCTAATAAATCTATAGTTCCTACTGGCAGTGTATAATTAGTTGTGCCACTAACAAGCGTCAAAGTGTTTTGTGTCACAGTCCAATAATTGATGCCACGATTAGCAAACTCAGAAAATAATAAATTAAGACTTCTTCTTGCGGATCTAGCATGATCACCAGTCCTTGTCTGTACGTCAATGCCACATCTTTCAAACGCCTCAGTTATTACCTCTTCTACGTTTGGTCTAAATGTGACTGATCCTGATGTTGCCATACCATCTCCTTATGTGAAGAAGAACGTCATCATGTCAGCGTGATCTAAAGTATAAGACACACTCATGCCACTAGCAAACAAGATACCCTCTGCTGGGATTGTTCTATCTACAGTTTCATTTGCAGTTCCAATAGTTCTAGCAGTAAACAAAGCAGTACCACTCTCTGGAGTGCCATTGAAGAATGATATAGTTCCAGCAGTGCCACCTGACACTACAGACATACCCTTCAATCTTATTCTTGCTCCACCACCAATAGATTGACCACACAAAGTTCCTGATCCTACTTTTATGTTAGCCGCATATTTGGCTGAACATTCTACTGCAGTTACTGTCAAAAATAATTTTGTTCCAGCTACTGCCTCTGCTGATCCAGTAGAGGTTATCACTTCTGTCTGAGCATTACCAAAAACATCTGTTCCAGTAATAGTACAAGTCTTTTCATTATCACCAGTTCCAGTTGTAGTTACTATAACATTCCTTGCCGCACCCCCAGCAAATGTTGTATTTGCCATAGTAGCAGAGGTGTCAGGTCTTGCCGCAGTAACTAATCTATCATCATCACTAGCGTTTTCATCGCTTACAGTTAAAGCACTTACATCGGTTGCATAAGCCATATAATTCTCCTTATGAAAGTGGGGAGACTAGCTCCCCAATATATTTTACTCAAATATTATCCTACTTATGCATTGATAATGTACATCTACTGCCTCAGCCGCTGCCGCTCCAGCCTCAATACCTATATATGGAATGAAGTCAACATCGTTAGTCATAGCACCAGACTTGGTTGTACCACTTGTTACTGCAGTGCCACCAGTTGATCCTGATGTGCTTGTAATGTTGTACTGAACACCATCAACAAAAATAGATAACTTTCTTGCAGAGTCTATTTCAATTTTAAAATGATAAATGGTATTAGCCGCAACTGTTATTGGTAAAACACTTATAAAGTCTGTGCCACCAATACTGTGAATAAAATGCCACTTAGTAAAATCTGTAAAACTTTCAGAGTTTGTTGCATCTGTCTGAAACTTAAAATACGCTTGGTCATCATCAGTTGCTACAAGTTGATCATTAGTTAATTTAAGACCCGCCCATAGCTTTTGATTATCAATAGCGTTTGTGTTTATTGAGCACTCCCAAACAGTTTGGTTTTCTGTACCCCACTTTGTTCCAGTCCATGCAGTTTGATTGCTATCTAAATGTGGACATACAATTGCTTGATCTTGATCTGCTCCAGCAGTAGTTAGTGTTATACCCGCTGCGGTTGCGTTTCTAGTAGATAAAGCACTAGTCATATTAGTGCCTAATACCTCAAAGTCCTTATTAGCTAATACATGAAGTGCAAGTGCTGACGCATCGTCTGCATCAGGATCAATAGTATTTACTGCGTTTAATTTTGGAATTTGCTTAAACCACTCTTCTAGGTAATATCTTCTAGTGTCACTAGCCGCATTACCATGTAATGTTCTATCTGCAATTAAACCAGTAGTTGAATCTTTGCTTATTAATTTAAGACTGTCTTGCGATCTAACGGGACCGCTAAATGTTGTAGTACCCATGTCATTCTCCTTGTTCTGGGTTTGTTTGCATAAATGCAATCAAGGTTAGCGTTTAGGAGAGGAGTTATCCCCTCTCCTATCTTAATTATTAGGAAGCACCTTCAGTTCCAAAAATGCCACGCCAATCAGTAAAACCAAAAGAATATCTTTCTCTTACTTTATAACGTACATTTCCAGTCTCAAAATCACCTTCCATGCCCTTCTTCATAGGACTTCTTTGGAACATTTTAAGACCATCAGGCACATCAGTTTTAATGAAGAATTGATCACTGTCTGTTAACCTTCTCATCACATGATAACCTTGTGGTAAGTAACCACCTGATCTTATTGCGTTGAGATCATTATCTGCAGTTCCAGTTCTTAACTGACTTTCTAGTAATCTTTCAGCCACGAAAGTATACGCAGTAGGAATAATTAACATTGTTCCTTGTGCGGCGATCCTAAGACCACGATCATCTTTCATATCAGCAATATTAATCAGAATGCTCTCTAAAGATGTTTCTGATAAATCTGCCGCAGTAGCCAAAGTATTACTTTGATTGCCATTCTGTGTTGGATGTGCAGTGCTTAATAGTGTTGCACCATCACCACCAGTAAAGTTAGAATCAGTTGCATTATTTAATACATTAGCCGCTTTAATCTCTTTGGTTGTAGCCATAGATCTAGCTAACGCCTTTGTGTATCTTGATGCGATTGACCCATAAAGACCATCTTCTTCAGCCTCTTCTGTCACAGAGAAAGCCAAAGCGATTGTTTCATGCTGATATCTAGCAGTCCATTGTTGTGATGAACTGTCATAAGTTACTCCAGCACCTTCGTCTTTAGTTGGAGCCGCACCAAAACCAGTTAATAATACATCCTCTTCAAATGCCTTTTGAGATGTGTTGCTCTCAAAAACTGCATCATACTCTGGTGGATAACTATCATATTCTAGCCCGAACAAGGTATTTAAACCAGGCTCAAGCATTTTTGCAAATTGTGCTCTATTCATTGCCATTGTTTAAATCTCCCTATATTCCAGCACTATCTTTGAACAAGTGTTCATTGATAAGAACTTCCATTATAGCATTTGTACCAAAAGCGTTGTCTGGTGACTCATACAGTCCAATGATTTTTAAACTAGCAGTACCATTTGCCATAGTACCATTCATTTCAAAACCTGATTGTCCTGTAACAGTTGATCCAGTTCCAGCAACAACTTCAGCACAGTTACCTATGTTAGTTTGAGCAGGTGTTCCCGCAGATTGAACTTTATACACAGTGTGTGGATCGTCATATATGTATGCAATTATATTAGTTGCAACAGTACCCGACGGCCAATATTGTGAATAAACATATGAACCATCTGTAGCAGTATATGATACGCCCGCAAAAACGCCTATATTATTTGTTTCCCCAGCAGTGTGTGGTGTTATCTGACCATTTGCATCAAGGATACATAGATCCCCAGTAAAAATGTTTTCAGCTAATCCAGAAGCAATAGTATATTTGTTAGCACGAGAATAACCATAACCACCAAGAGAACGAATGGGAACTAACCCAAAAGCGGCGTCTACATTTGCCATTTTTCACTCCTTAGTTAAGGTTTATCTTCCATGACAGACACTTGTCTGCCACCACTTACTGAACTTTTTCTTTCTTGAAAAATTGGTTGTCCAGCCTTACGACCTAACGCATCAAGATCGCCTGAAAGTGATTCATTTTGCTCGTGACTTTTACCACTATAATAAGCCTTCATTTGTTTATGCTTTTCTATTGGCATCTCACAAAGCAACATTCCTTCAATTCCAATGCAACCTTCCCACTGTCCATGATTAATAGTCGGGAACAACGTACTCTTCACAGTACTAGCAGGGCGAGTTTCCCACCCTTCACGCATACGCTTGTATACATTATCAGGTGTGTCCTTCCCCTGAATCGAGGTAGCTACCCATCGTTGAACATACCCTGGTCGAGGTTCAGGTGCATCCAACAACGCTGGTGGTGTCCATGTGCCTTGAGGTCTACTCACTTCATCACGAACACTCTCTCTTATTTCACTTGCTCTAACATTTCTCTTCTCAGTCATAACTAGCTCCTTTGGCTTTTTTGTATTTCAGATGCATATTTTTTAAGACTTGCCTCGTCATTTATTCCAAGTTCCCTAGCCATCCTAAGTTGATCTTGTGTCATTCGCACTCTATTACCTTTGTAAGAAGAGCCACCCGCAGATGGTGTTACTACTTTACTGCTCTTTGCTCTAGGCTTACTTTCGATAATCTCATTGGATGATACTAACTCAGGGAACATTCTTTGTAAACGACTATTTAAATTAGCATAATATTCATCTGCGTTTTTATCAAATCCTTCTAAATCAAGTTGAACGTCAATAGCTCTTGCGGCTGCCGTTTCTCGCTCATAACCTTTACTGTTAAACCACCTATTGTTTTGCCACCACTGCATAGCTTTTTGTGGCGTTGGATCAGTTGCAGTTTGTTGTGCTCTGCCAACTGTAGGAGAATAAGATTGGCTTTGTTGCATTTGTTTTTGCAAATCACCAACTCTGATAGCCGCCCTCATATCTGCTAACTGATCTTGAAAGTTTACTTGAGCTTTCGTATCACCTTCTTCTATAGCCTTTTCTAATGCTTGTTTTGTAAGATTATATCTTTGGTCAAACTCTTTTTGTTGCATACTTTGAACTTGATTTTGCGTTCCACGCTCAAGCCTTTCTAGTCTTTTTTGCAATTGCGATATTAATTCTTGACCATTTTTTGTTTCTATTTCAGCATCTCGCCTTTGCTGAACTAGTTTTTTTATTCTTGATTGTACTGCTTGACTCATCTCTTCATCAGATATGTCATCCTCTTTTTTTGTATCTGCTTTTTTTTCTTGTTCTTGAGCTTCTACTTTTGGTTGCTCTTGTGTTATTTCAATTTCAAAATTATCGTCACTATTTTTTCTTTTAGTGTCTTCAATTTCTTTTTCTATTTCTTGAATAACTGGGTTTGTGTCTTGTTCTTGCATTGTATCTACTCCCTATAAATATGCAGTTACTTCTACGTTTTTTGGCAAGATAGATGTTATCTCGTCATCATTCAGTAAAAGAAATCTTACACCATTAACTATTAGTTTTTGCCCAGCATACTTGCCATAGGTAACCTTATCGCCTTTCTTTGGCTTATTATAAATACGCCAACTGGCTCCAGTCTCTCTTTCTCTATACGCTAGTTCACCAATACCAACAACCTCGCCATGAGCAGTAAGATACGCCTCATTTTCTTTGGCTTTTGTAGGCAATAATATGCCACCTTTAGTTTGTTGTTTGATTTGATTTGGCTGAATTAGTATTTTCCAACCCATAGGAATAGGTAGTTGATGTTCGCCACAAGTACCTTTTGTTTCTTCGTCAGTATATATTTTAGCTACTTCATGTTGATGAGGCATGATTATTCATCTCCTTCGTCTAAGGTTTTTAGGGTATCGTCAATAATTACACAAGCATCTTCAAGTCCTTGTGCAATACCAACGTCTTTTTGATATGAATTGAAGTCAGTCTCTCTGCCCTCAATCATCTTTTCGGCTATCGCCGTTTTCTTCTCTCGTAAGTTCTTCTTTATTATTTTCAGAAGTTCTATCGTGTTCATGTAAATTACTTTCTCCTGACATTGAAACGCCAGTGACAAATACCTTTACGTCTTTATTTTTTTCCATTTTTCTTTTTAGCCATTTTTTTCTTTTTAGTCTTTGTAGTTTTCTTTTTATCCATAGTTTTTTTACCACCACCATGATACATTGTTTTTCTCCCTTTTTTTATTAATGATGAAAATTGAGTTCTATTCATAAAATTATAATAGCTATTTAATTGTAAAAGACAATTATTTAATTTTTGTATCTACAATTACATTTCCTAATGAACTTTCACTGTGAACGTAACCAACTGATTTTTTTACAACTTTACCATATTCTATTTCATTGACTGCTCTAGGATCGTCTTCAAAAACTAGTTCATCTTCACCTGGTTCTGTAGGTGTATTTAATATTTGTTTACAGTATCTTTTGAGTTCATAATTATTGGCAAGTTCGCTTTGCCCAAGACACTTGTAGCATTTCTTAGGTTTAGTTCTTACTCTTGTAGCACCTCTGAGTTTGTCTCCACATTTTACACAGTTTTCAAAATTCATTTTTCCCATACATAAAATACATGATCTGCAATGACCTTAACTTTCTTTTTCATTTTTGTCCAATAAGGCTTCACATATACTGCATGATAATGAGTAGATCCTTTAACAATCTCAATATTTTCATATAAGCCACTGTAAACATATGAAGCTAGTCTTAATGATTCTTGCCAAGCCTTTTTATCTCTTGGTTTGTCTGACTTACCATCACACCACCAACTAAATTGGCATTTATTTTTTATAGGATTATTGTTGGAATAATAACCCTGATAAATAACTCCACAAATATTGTTAGGAAATCTGTCATCTTTCATCCTATTAATTGTTACTTCTGCTACTGCTAATTTACCCACCAATGGCTGATTTCTAGCCTCATGGTATATATTAAGGGCAAGACACTCTACCTCATCTCCTCTAGCTTTAAAACAGACTAGAAGAAGAAGAAATAGTATAATCCAATATTTCATAATAACCTCCCAGAAATTACTCCATTTGTTTTAAAACTATATTTGCTTTTATGTCTTTGAATGTGTTTTGGATTTGAAAATGATCATCTTGTAAATCCTTTAGTTGTCCTTGAAGATATGAATAAGTATTCTGAAATATCTTTTCATCAATACTGTTATCTTGATCTAAGCTCCTTAAAAGGTTTTCTTTAATATCAATTGCTCTTCTAAATGCATTATCAACTTTGGTTTCACATTGAGATAATATTTTTTCATTAAATCTATTTTCTTCAAACTCTTTCCAAAATGTGTATACATTTACTTGCTCAATAATACCCCAATGATTCAGAGTGTCAAAGAACTTTTTTCTCTCAACCCTAATACTAGGGTCAAGAGAATACCAAACTTTAGTATGCTTTTTAACTTCCATTAGTTTGCTCCCTTATCTAATTCTTTAAGCAATCTTGTTAATATTATAATGCCACCTTTATTCTGCTGAGATTTAT